TCACTGATTTAGGTATTTTTCGAACTGTTGATGGTTTTCTTTCTTTTTTGCCGGAGAGATTTCAGCATAGATTTGAGTGGTTGAAATGTCTTTATGCCCAAGATCATCTTTGATGTCATCAAGGCTTAATCCTGCCTCACGCATTAAAACGGCATGCGTGTGTCTTAAATCATGGATACGGATGTGAGGAAGTCCAGCCCGATTGGTGATGCGATTAAAAGCACCGGTAGTTGCTCGAGATCGGAGCGGTTGTCCAAACTTGGCATCAGACGAATAGGTGAAGACAAAATCGTTATTGTGGCTAGTAGAAAACCGAAAACCTTGTACGTTGCCGTGACTGAAATGGCGCTCATATTGTTGTTGAAGAAGGTCATTTACTCGAGCGGTCATGTATTCGGTTCTCTTAGAGCTTAATGTTTTGGGACGATCAAGCGCTATTTTGCCAGCGTTTGATCCAGTTTCAGCACGATAGATTCGTGTTGCATTGACTGATAAGGTATTTTTACTGAAGTCAATGTCTGACCAGCGAAGAGCCATGGCTTCACCCACACGAAGCCCGCAGTCAATCAGTGTCACAAAGAATGATAGCCACATAGGCTCTTTATCTTCTTCAGCTGCTTCTATAAAAGATCCAACTTGATCTTTTGTCCAAAAGTGAAGTTCTTTGGAATTGTCTTTAGCATACGCACTGAACTCGACACCAACGGTAGGGTTTTTAGTAATGTACCCAATTGCAACGGCTTTTTTTAACGCATTGTGCAACGTTCCATTGATGAGCTTTACTGTGTTAAGAGACAAGCCATCATTGAATAGACTGCTGATGAACTCCTGATGTTCCTTAAGCGTGTATTTGGCCAGTCGAATATCCCCAATTTTTGGGATAATGTATTTCTTAAGGTTATATCGATAGATGATCATAGATCCCTCTTTGACATTAACCTTAAGCTTAGTGATCCACTGATTAAGATAATCAGCCATTAAAATTCTTTCAGTTTGGTAGTGAGAGTGGCCTTTGATTATTTCGGCCTCAGCTAAAGTCGCTTCTTGCTGGGCTATTTTTTCGGTTGGAAAACCGCGCCGATGGATCTTTATTTCTTTTCCTGTCTGCGGATCAACACCAGCGAATATATAGAATTCCCAGGCCTTTTTGCCATCTTTTAGTTTATATGATGTAATTGATGCCATGATATCGCACTCCTTTTGAACTCTTAGAGCTTGTAATTCAAACGTATGTTCGTTTTACCATTAAAATAAAAGCCCCAAGTAGGGGCCTTGATTATTACTTAGTTGTTTGTTTACGCAGTACAATAAAGTGCCAAACAAAGAAGCCAACACCAATAATGAATGAAACCCAACCCCAGATTTGCAAGTCTGAATATACGTGCGCGTTGCTAATCGCGAATAGCCATGAAATGATCATCAAGACAAGACCGGCAATATCACCGCCAAGCTTTTCTGATTTGCGAGTGGCAATATAAATAATTCCAGAAGCGATGAACAGGATTGCTACCACAAAGCCAGCACTTCCACCCACGTCCTTTGACTTATCAATTGCATTACCAACACCCACGGCGCATGACTGTAGCAAGATAAACAAGGACAAAACAATCTGCAAAATCCCAACAACTAATTTTGTTGTTTTCAATATGTGATACCTCCAAAATATTCAGCTTTTATAGTCGTCAGTATTTGGACTAATTTTATTTAATAGAAGGCATGTCATTTCGCTGCCAATATTTAGTAGCGATACTTGGAACCATCGATGACGAAGAGCTGCTCTTGTTAAACGATTTCAACTTATTCCCGCTAATTTGGACCTTGATTATCGGTATTTGTCCATTGTTTGTTGGATAGGTGACCATTATCGCAATGTTTGCAAAATTCGTGCCCTTTGATTTTTTGAATGCGTCCCAAGTTTTCAAAACATCATTTCCTGCATTTCTCATTGCCATTTTGTCCGAAAGGTCGCTTCCGGCCTCTTTGATATTAAGCCCAACAGTTTTAGATCCATCAGAGTTGGCATAAACCCCGGAAATGCTTTCGTATTTTATTTCGGGATTGTAATGTTTCAACATCGCCTTTACTGATCTGTCACTATTCAGCTTATATATTATTGTAGACGGAGAAGCTGATTCTTTTTTGAACTCGTTGACACAGCTTGAAATGCCGGCTACCAGTAGAACAATGACGACAAATACCGTCCAAAACTTCCAACTTTTCCAAAAAGGCTTTTTAATCTCTCGATGAGATCTCCTAGTTTCGTGTTCCATTTTTAACCTCCAAAAAGTCTAGTCCATACCGTCTTTTGTGCCTTAGCAAGCAACTAATTACATGTAAAATTCCTTTATTGCTTCTAAAGCAGTGTCTTCCATTGGTGCGGGAATGTCAAAAGCTTGCATAAATTGGTTCAAATTAGCATCTTCTTGATCAACATCTGCAAAATACAAAGGGACAAGTATATGGATTCCTCCTATGTTAGCTTCACCCTCAATGCTGTTCTTTGACGCCGAATAAAAGTATAAGCAAGCTGGGTCTTGATGTAGAACGTGCATTATTTCGTGTGCAGCCTGATAAGGCAATTGTTTCGGCTTATGCCAGTTCATATTAATCGCAATCCAACGTGTTTCAGGATTAGAAACTGACGGAGTGTATGGCTTCAGTTCGTATGTCAGCTCAGCTCCGACTCCAAGGTCAAAGCCATAGTTTAAAACCTCTCTGAGCATGTCACTAGTAAAATCAGTCATCATGTTTGCCACCTCGAAGAAGTCTCTTGATTATCTCAAGATCTTCCGGCGGAATGGGGCGACCTTCAAAAGTCATGATGGTATCATTTTTTGAATCTGATATGTCTATTTGCTCCGGTTTTGAGCGAACGTCAGTAACTCCAAGCAAAAAATCAGTAGAAACGTTAAAGTAACGAGCCAGTTTCTTAATAGAATCTTGGTCAGGGGTTCTTTCGTTCTTTTCATATAAAGAGACAGACGCTTTGCTGACATTTATAATTTTCCCGACATCAGATTGGGTCATCTTCTTTTCATTCCTAAGTTCTTTTAGTCTTTCTCCGAAGCTCATCATATCACCTCATAGGAATAGGATAGTGTATACAAATTGTAAACTCAACAAAGTTTAAAAAAAGTCCACTTTTTGAGTTGACAGTTTACTAATTGTAGATTATAGTGTTTACATAAAGTTGATTAGGAGGTGATCATTTGAACGAAAAGCTGAAAGAACGCCGCAAGGAATTTCATCTTACAATGCAAGATATTTCAAATATGATTGGCATTAGCAAAGGATACTATTCATTGATCGAACGCGGAGAACGCCGTGTTAGCTATGAATTGGCATTCAAAATTGCCACTGCATTAAAAACGAAGCCGGATCTTATTTTTTTGGAATATCAGTCAGCTTTAAGTAAACATCGTCCCACCCAGCGAGAGGAGGCAGTTAAATGAACGAGAATGAGCGCAAACAAATAGCGCAAACAGCCGATGCACTTTTGGAAGAGGCATCCCAGCTGATTGCGCTATCCAACAAACTATCAAGGCTCATCGGTAACATCCACAACGACTGAGTCCGGATGAATACCGTTCCGAATGGAATCAATTGTTTTTACAGCCGATTCCTTGCGGTGGTATGGCTCACTGGTCGCCACGACTTCATTATTCGCAGATTTTATCACGAAGTAGTATTGGCCATCAGATGCCTTACGGATCGAAAAGTACATTTTAATCACCTCCCTTCAAAGCAATTATCGCACTCGGCGGGAGGCAATCACACAATATTCAGTTTTCAAGTTAAGGAGGTGATCCACATGACACGCGAAGCAATGATTGATTTTTTGACGCGCGTCTACCCAGAGGTTCCGGCTTTTGCATTCGAACAAATGCCGGACGAGCAGTTGAAGGGTCACGTTGACGAATGGCTAGCTGAAGACGCTGATCAACTTGCTATGGGTTAATCATAGCCCTCTCTAGCATGAATCAATATCCACCAATATTTCATCTTTTAAAGGAAGTGGAACGTATGAAAGCAACAATTAGTAGCCCTTTGAATAGGTTCGCTACTAGAACCAACACGCCACAGAAGGTGATCGCTTATGCAGCAAAATTAGGGCGCTCAACGATCAACAACTATTTTCATGGAACTCCCATTAGAGCAAATGAGGCTACTGACATTGCCAATTCGATGAATGACAGCGAACTAAGCTATGAAATGGCTAACTTGTTTCTAGGAATCCCTAAGCTGTTTAGCGGTGACGGAATATACCACGATTTACGCGGGCTTTTATTCACCGACAAACGAGAAGAAGACGAGGAGAAAGCTTCTTTCATCGAGCACGACATTGAGGGCCTTGCTAATGACCCCAACTTTACACGCGATGACGCTAAAAACTTGAAAGCATACGCATTCGAGAAACTTGATAGCACAGTCGCAGATCTAACCGAACTAAATGCTATTTGCGAAATGCTAGGCATCTCAATCATGGATCTTTTCAGCGAAAGGCTCCCGCATTACCAGAAACTTCATTATATGAGGAAGGATGAGCAGGCATGGAACAAGGATTCACATTGATTGATGTCGCTAAACCAAAAAAGCAGCGTAAGCCTTTCAAACCCAAGGAATGGTGGGCACCTAAGGATGTCATGGCACATTATCAGGTTTCCGCTTCGACAGTTAGCCGCTGGAAAAAACAAGGTGCTCCGTTTGTCGGCCCTGGTAAGACCCAACGTGTTGAGCCAGAAAAGATGGAACGTTGGTTTGCACGTCAGCAGGGGGTATAGGCAATGCTAGAAGCAATCTTATCGATATTGCTAGACCCGAGCGCGTTGTTCTGGAAATTCTTTATTGTTGGCATGTTCGGTATCCTGATCGGTGCCACGGCGGTGGGCGGATGGAAGCAGTGGATTGAATAGGAGGACAGCACATGCGAGATACAAAAGAGTATTGGCAAGACGTACACGATCAGGTCGAGAACGTGATTTGTAAAGGCCACGGCGATCGCGGTTGGCTTTGGATGTTCGAACTTAGTCAACGGATGCTCAACAAATGCGCACAAAAAAATCCCGCAGCGCCAACTACGGGAAGTCAACAATATTGCAGATATTATTATGTCTCAAGTTTATCACGAAAGGCGGCAAAGTGAAATGGCTACCACGATTGTAAAGCTTGATTGGAAGGGTGATCCCATTTATTCAGGCGAAGCAGTTATCACGAATATCGGGCCTGAAGGTGACACGATCAAAGATGATCCAGAGGAAATCCGCGAATATATATTGAACGAACTTGGCGGTGTAGCAATTGCCGCCGACTACTAGGAGGAATTGAAATGGCAAATGAAATTGTAGCAAGTGTCAACAACCGCATCGCAGAGATGCAGAAGCATGAAGGCTTGAAACTTCCGGCGAACTATAGCCCTAGCAATGCGCTAAATTCGGCTTGGCTCACGCTATCAGATAACAGCAAAGGGCCATCACTGTTAGATAAAACTACCCCGCAATCGCAAGCTAAAGCATTGCTGAATATGGTGATTCAGGGTCTCAGCCCAGCTAAGAATCAGGTTTACTTCATTCCTTACGGTAAAGACCTGACGTTGATGCGCTCATACTTTGGTAGCCTGGCGATCCTGAAGCGTTTGGATAATGTGCAGGATGTTTGGGCCGAGGTTGTTCGGGAAGGCGACAAGTTCCAGATTGGATCCGATAAAGGGCGCACTGTGGTAAAAGTCTTTGAGCCACGCATTGAGAACCAAGACAACGCTATTGCCGCAGCATTTGCTGTCATTGTTGACAACAACGGGGTTGAAAACTTCACCATCATGACCAAGAAGCAGATTGATCAAAGTTGGAGTCATGCCAAGACCAAGAAGGTACAGCAAGAGTTCCCGGAAGAAATGGCAAAGCGCACAGTGCTCAACCGAGCGGCTAAGTTCTTCATCAACTCCAGTTCTGATAACGACCTGCTTTTGGGAGCAGTTAATGAAACCACTGCCGATGAGTACGACAACGCGGAACCTAAGGACGTGACACCAAACTTTGATGATCTGATTGATAGCAAGCCGAAGGAGGAGCCGAAACATGCTGCAAATACCAAAGAAGCCAAGGAATCCAAGCCAAAAGAAACCAGTCAAGCAGACCGAGCTGAACATCGGCCAGTTACCGACAAAGAAGTTGCGAACCTCTTCCAGAACCAAGTTAACAAGTAGAAACTATTACAGCAATCGCATGGATTGGCAGTATCAGTCCCCAACTTGGTTCAAAAAGTTCATGGCTTGCGAGGCCGAGGCTTTGGCGGAATTGAAGGGCGAGTGGAAGCCCAAGCGCGACCCAACGGCCTTGTTGGTCGGCAACTATCTTCACAGCTACTTCCAAAGCCGCTATGCGCACAACAAGTTTAAGCAGGAACATCCAGAGATTATTTCAACTCGCGGTGCAACAAAAGGACAGCTCAAAAGAGAATATCAAGTTGCTGACAACATGATTAGAACTTTGCGAACAGATCCTATGTTCAAAGAGTTCTATCAAGGAAAAAAAGAAGTCATTGTCAAAGGCGAGATCGGTGGGGTGGCTTGGAAAGGCAAGCTTGACTGCTTAGCGGATAACCATAAATACTTCGCTGACTTGAAAACCACCATGGACATCAACAAGCGTTTTTATCTACCAGAAGAACGTCGCTATGGTTCTTTCATTGAGGCTTACAACTACCCACTGCAAATGGCCGTGTATCAGGAGCTAATTCGACAGCAATATGGCGTTCAAGCCGTGCCTGTCATCATCGCAGTATCAAAGCAGGATCCGCCAGATAAAGCGGCGGTATCAATACCGCAAGATTTGCTGGACTATTGGTTGGAACGAGTTAAGGAGCTACAGCCACGCATTGAAGCCGTTAAGAACGGCGAAGAAGAACCAAAACGGTGTGAGCACTGTGAGTATTGCCGGGCAACTAAGCATCTAACTCAGATCATCAGTCTCTACGATCTGGTCGAGTAGGAGGTGACTCACCGCATGGATTTATTCAAGCTAATTCGAGAGTTCTACATTCAGCAAAGCGTTAATCCGCTAAGCACAGGACAGATAGCATTATGGCATGGGCTGGTTTACCAATGTAACCAGCTAGGCTGGCCAAGCGAATTCAATATGCCGAATCGAACACTTGAAACGTTGACTGGTTTAAGCCGTCAGGGCATCGTCAAAGCCCGCAACGCGCTAAAGCAGTCAGGGCTGATAGATTTTCAAACTAACGGTGTTAAGGCAACGGCCTACTCAGTCATCGATATTTCACGAAAACTTAGTACGTCAGATAGTAGGCAAACTAGTAGTCAAGCTAATAACAGTGTGTCAAATAGTAGGCAACACAGTAGGCAACCTAGTAGGCAACACAGTTTACAAGGTAGTTTACAACCTAGTAGGCAACACAGTAGCACATACACTAAACAAGACGAGACTAAACTAGACAAAACTAAACGACAACAGACTACTGCTCCAATAAAGGCAGCAGAGAGGCCTGTTGAAGAATCATCGTCGTCATCATCAATTCTTGATATTTGCAATTTCTGGGAAGGCAACGGGTTTGGACAACTGGCACCGTTCACCAGAGAAAGCCTTGTTGATTGGGTTGATGACATGCGAAAAGCAGGATCGCCTGAACCTGAGAAGCTAATCCTAAATGCGCTGCGAACTGCGGTTGAAAGCAATGTCAGAAACTACAAGTACGTCAACGGCATCTTGAAAAACTGGGAAAGCAAGCGCCTTCTCACGGTTGCTGCTGTCGAAGCAAACGATAGTGAACGCCGGTCAAACCGAACGCCGCACACCGAACCGAAAAAGGAGAACTGGGGATATGGAGTCGACTAAAGGCCTATTCACACATGCGGACGTGCAAAAAATCATTGAGAAGCGTGGAATTGACGTTAATACGCTGCCAACTCAGGCCGAGATCGAACACCGCTTCTACGAACGCTCTATGGCCGCATTGAACCGTAAAAAGGCACGTGCCATTTATCGCTACTCAGTCTTCCCCGGAAACGTTTCGGCTAAGTTTACGTTCGAAAAATGGCAGCCTGAAATGCAGACGGATTTGCAGAAATCAAGAAATCTGGGAAATAGGGCCTACAAGTTGGCAAAACAAATGCAAGAAACGCCTGAAAACGTGATTTTATTTGGCCCTCGTGGAACAGGAAAGACATCACTTGCTTTGGCGATGCTGACGAGTCTACGAGATGAAGGCCAGTCGGGACTGTTTATCTCAACAGCAGAGCTGAGCAACCTAATGAGCTTACAATACGATGCACCGGACGTTCGCAAACGTTTGGCAGGCATTGAGCGCGCAATGAAAGAGGCTGACGTTCTGTTGCTGGACGACTTCGGCACAGAAGGCGGTATGAAACTCGACATCAAGCCAGTGAGACGTGACATGCAAGAGCTGATGTATCGCGTTGCAAATGCCCGCCTTGATTTTGAGAGTAACATGCCTCGTCTATCAACAATCATCACAACTAACAACGAGATGGATGAGTTAGAACGCATGTACAACAGCAAACTCATCAGTCGAATTATTCCAAAATCAAAAGATTGCACCTTGAATTTTGAAAAGCTAACCGACGTAAGGGGGAAAAGATCGTGACAGCCGAAGAAATGACGAATAGATATTTGCAACGCTTGGATAAGCGGCTGATGGCATACGAAACGGCCTTGAATCAAACGATAGCTGACATTGAAAGCGATTATGATCAAGGCTACCTAGACGTTACCGAAGCACAGTGGCAAGACATTATCGTGCTTGTTGAGAACATTGCTCAGGCAAATACACGCATGATTCATGAAGCGTCAGACAGCATATATGCTGATGGCGAAGTTTCGGGCAACTTGCTTAAATTGCTTGAGCTTGCCAATCACTTCGCAAGACTGGACTTTTCAGAAATGCCATTAATTAAGCAGGAGGCAAAAGCATGATTGAGCATAATAGCGAAACTAATAATGCAGACCAAGATTGGGCACGTGAACGACTTCGCAACTTTCTTGACGATCATCCTAGCTTGCCAATATACCGTTTTGCTTTGATTGCTGGTGTGAGCCGTATAACGATTGCCAGCTTTCTTGATGGCAAAGATGTGATGAGGATCACACTTATAAAAATAGCAAAAGCTATGGGGATAACGATAGAAAAACTAAAACAGCCAATTAGCGAGGAAGAATACAAGAAACTACAGGAGTGATCTTCAAATGCAGGCAATTAAAGCAAAAATGATGGTCGGTGATCTGGTTATGGTTCCTGATCGAGTATTAATGGGCGTGCGTGATCTTGGTGGTGTAGCACAAATCATCAGAATTGAACGATACAACGCCATAGGTGCAAGTCAAGACATTAACAAGCCAATTGCTTTTGATGGCAAGGCACCCAAAGAGCTAATTGCAACGGTTAAGATGGTTGACGGCAAGCAACGTCAATACTATCTGAAGGACGTGAAGCCAGCGTGATAAGGCTAACGATACCTGGCAACCCAGTGCCACAAGGCCGGCCGAGATTCACGCGAATAGGTCGTGCCTACGATCCGACTAAATCAAGAAACTACAAGCAGTACGTTAAGAACGTGGCGTTAGAACTAAATATTGAGCCTCTAAGCGGCCCAATAAGGGTGGCAATGGAAATATACCGCCCGCTCCAAAAGTCTGGCAGCAAAGCCTTAATAAGGCAGAAAAAAGAAGGCAAAGTTAGGCCAACAGTTAAGCCGGATGTAGACAACTACTACAAGTCTGTATCAGATGCGCTTACCGGTATTTTATGGGAAGACGACAACCAAATAGTCGAAATCCATGTTGGAAAATGGTACAGCGATCAACCACGTGTTGAGATTGAAGCAGAAGAAATTGATTGAGGAGAAAAAATTATGATGAATAGCATACGAATTCAAAACGGCAAAGTTTTTGTGAATGGCATTGAGGTTGGACAGGTTGAAAAGATCCGCTTCAAAGCTGAGGCGAATGACCCTGTAGAGGTTGAAATGAAGTAGTTAGTTCCTGTCAGAGGCCTAGATGTTTCTGTATATAAGCCTGAACCACGCCAGCAGCAGCCTGAGGTCGATGCTAAGCAACAGACCATCAATGACCTTACATCTAAGTTAGAAGCCGCCAAACAGGCGAACAATGACTTATCACAGGCCATCAAAGACGTACAGAGCATCAAGGACTATTCAGATCAGGATGTGAAGTCAGTCAACGCGAAATGAGAGGAACACAAATGTACATGGTAGCAGGATTAAAAACAGGAACCGAGTATTACCGAGCCAAGTATCAATCAGAGTGTATCCGCTGGATAAACGAGAACATGGCAAAGCACACGGAATCGCACAACACTCGTGGTGATGACATTAAAGTCGATATGCCGGAACCACTGATTATCAAGAAAGTAGAGGACGAAAAATGAAATACTTTGAGACAAAGGAACCTTTATATAGCTTAATTGTGGCTAACAATACTAAGGAGGCTCTTAAACTGTACCGTAACATGTATGGAGATAATGATGATCCCGAAAAGTTCAATGAGTTAAGCCGCGAAGAAGCGCTGAATCGTATTGCTTCTGCAAAAACGGAAGACGGGGATAATCTCACCTGTGAAGATGTTAAAGACGACTTGGACGCTAAGGCACCAACAATGCTTCTGGTAGACGGGTACATCTTATAGGAGGCGGAGAAATGAAACGAGAAATTAAGTTCAGAGTTTGGGACCATAACACAGATACAATGATGATCCCTGATAATTTCGAGTTTTGCGATGGCGAAATTTGCTGGATTGATGCAGGCCGAGAAGCAGGGCCGAAATCGGGTAATGATGGCGATCCGGGTCAGTTCGAGATTATGCAGTACGTTGGTCTCCACGACAAGAACGGGCGGGAAATCTACGAAGGCGATGTCTTAGATATTGGTCTTCGAAATCAAGACGGTAAACCAGTAATAGCACCCGTTAGCTACGAAACATATGCTGCTGGATATGTGCTTGACAATGGAGGAAATGGTATTTGGCAACGACTAACTGAAGATTGCGAGGTCATTGGTAATATTTTTGAGAATCCGGAACTGTTGGAGGGGAAACAATGAAATATGGGCCTTACCGTTTCATGTCATGGCTTGGTTTCACATTAGCTCTGGCGTCTTCATTTTTACCTGCAAAATATATGAATTTTGGAGCTTACAAAACATTTACTGGCTTGACACTGCTAGCAGTCTTGTTTGCACTTTGGGACATTTCGGATGCAATCAGAGAGAAGCAGAAATGATGATTGCCGTCATGTTGCTAATCTCAGGTGCTGCAATGTGGATGTGGGCTAACTGGGAAAGGATCAAATGATTGTAAACAAAAAGCGCGCCTAATGAGGGACGCGCCGGAGGCCAAACGTACGATTGAGAGTGAATGAAATCAAAGATTAGGAGTTGGCCTCCAATGACAGTATAGCAAACGGACATGTTGAACGCACGTTTAAGGCATCAAAAAAGCGCACCACGAAGGCACGCTTATTCTACAAACCCAACCAAATCATACCATAAGGAGTGGACGCAGTGGTGCGAGCAACGAGATATTTTAGCCCAATTGATCATGACAAAACAATTGAAAACGCCAAAGAGGTCTTGGGGAACTACTGGCATCACAAGCGGCTCGCTCAACGCACCAAAATAGCGCTCAGAAGCCCCGTGATGGACGGCATGCCCAAGTCACCAAGCTATGGCAACAAAACCGAGGACAAGCTCGTATCGCACGCTGACGAGCTGTACTATATAGCGTGCTGTGAAGGTGCCATTGAATCTCTAGAGAATGAAAACTACCGGATCATTTTAGTTGAGAGCTATCTGACTCCAAAGACGACACGTAAATCCAGCCTTCAGTTAGCCGACCACTTGCATGTTGACCGAACGACCCTTTGGCGACAAACACAAGAAGCTCTCTATGCTTTTGCTGAAACATGTCCGCTAGTGAAACTAGTTGCAACATCCGTGCAACAATGATGCAACAAAAAACACGCTTTTCCGTCATATGATGGTATCGTGCCAAAGGTGAGAAACCTGAGACACCGCATTTTTCCTCCGAGCCTCAGTGATGATAAAGCTGTGGCAAGGCGTGGCAAATGGACTGGCTGAGATAGTCAGGCGGGTTCGATTCCCGCATGCCACATTGTCCAGTTTAGCGACCGGACACAGCTTGCGATGACCCCATCTGACACTGGGAGAGCGAGCAGCAGACATGAAGCACAGATATCACCTCAATGTAGTATTCCAGTTCATGCTGGAGTACTATTTTTTTGAGGTGATTGAAATGATGAAAACAAATTTATCCGGGATTAAAGACGCGTCGACAATAAATGATTTTATATATGGATTGAATGCTAAAACTTTAATCACGTATTTAGACTGTATGCTTGACTATGTTCAAAATGACCCGTCTTTGATGCAAATGGGAATTACTAGAGTATCGCTTGTTCAACCATATAATGTTTGGGGGCTATTAGCGACAAATCAGGTGGTTTTAGGATTAACCAGTCAAAAAGCCATACATGGGTTTGAAGAAATATCGTTTTTGAATATGCAAGCACAAAGCATATCTCAAGCACACGAATTATTAGGTATTCATATGGGCCTATACCGAGGGTACAGTCCCCAATTTTTTGTTCAAATACCAGTAAACCTCATATCTAAATATTCTAAGCAATTGACAAGCATTACTGTAACACCGACTGAATCAAAGCTTGCAAAATTCAAAGAACTAGTAAATGATGCAAAAGATTTAAAAGCCAACCTAGAATATAATTCTACCAATATAATCAAGTATTTCGAAAGGAAAAACAACATGATGATTATTGATCCGAAATTTAAGGCGCGTAATATGGTTGTCAATAAGAATAAGATTTTTTATATCTTACCTTTTAGAGAAGAACCCCTTAATGCAATGACAGCGATTGTTGACAAAGTAGGAAATGATGTCAGTATCATAAAATCGGAAGATATGTTTGATCCTAATAGAGGCAATAGTATTGTAGAAAATATTTGGCAAGATATTTGCACATCGGCTTTTGCTATAGCTGATTTGAGCTATAAGAACCCAAATGTGTTTTATGAGCTCGGCATTTGTCACACAATTGGCAAAAAAGTTATTACAGTTTGCAACAGAGAAAGCTTTAAAAAAGATTATGGTGAGCATCTTCCGGCAGACATTTCGTCTGAGTACACCGAGTTTTATGACAATGGCTATCAGGGAAACAGCGAACTCGCAAATAGGGTCTCTAGTAAAGTAAGAGCACTACTGGCAATCCGTGCATAGTTACTGATAATAGTCGACTACT